CTAAATCTTCCGCAAATCGAGTTTGAGAGGGGGGAGTATGACACAAGCCAAAAATAGATTACCACCTGAATTGCATATAGTTCATGGAACAAAAGGTTTAAATCAAGGCGCAACACTTCCTGATGAAGTAAAAGTCCGTATTCCAAAAGCCGATTGGTTGGAAAATCCTGAATCATGGAATGAAAATAAATTTATTCAAGATACAAGCGATTTTCTTTTTCGAGTTTATGGAATTGGTGCTGATCAATATCAACATACATTAGCCATGCTTGCTGATCATATTTCCACTTATGTTGCTTGTCGTAAAAATATTATGAAAAATCCATTAGTTATTAATTACAATAATGGAAAAACTTTAGGGCCTAATCCATTTGTTTCTTTACGCGATAAAGTAACACCTCGCATAATTACATTAATGAATGAATTAGGTTTAACCCCTCGTGGCAGATTACAAAATAATAGCAATGAAAATGCAGATTTAGGTGATTTGATGCGAGGCCCAGAACACTATCTTAAATGATAGATTATTCAGATGGCGTGCAATATGCAATAGATGTTACTAAAGGCAATATTCAAGTATGTAAAAGTATACAATTAACTTGTCAACGCTTTTTAAATCAGCTTGCAGATAAACATTGGGAATATGAATTTGTTGTTCCTTATGTTGCTCATTTTTTAAGGTTTTGTGATGTCTTAAAACATACCAAAGGCCCTGATGCAGGAAAGCAAATTAAATTAGAACCATTTCAAGTATTTTTAATTTGCGCTATATACGGATTTAGAAGTAAAAAAGATCATGCAAAAAGAATGACTACAGATGTTATTGTATTTATTCCTAGAAAAGCAGGCAAATCTACATTAACTGCCATGATTGCTTTATATGAGCTTAAATATGGTGAAGCAGGCGCTGAAGTTTTTACTTTAGCAACTAATAGAGAACAGGCTTCTATTGTATTTGATGCGGCTCGTGGAATGATAGAATCCATGCCTCAAACTGCTCAACAATGGTTTCATGTAAGCAAATTTCATATATCTAAATTTGGCGATAGCCAATCAATGTTTCGAGCATTATCAAGAGATAATAAAAAATCAGGCGATGGTAAGAACGCATCATGCGCTATCATAGATGAAGCGGCTCAAATTGTTGATAGAAATACAATTGAAGTTATCCATTCAGGCATGGTGGCTCGTAAAAATCCTTTAAGAATTTATATTACTACCGCATCATTTACTAAAGAAACTAAATTTTATGAAGATATGCAAATGTTTGAAGCCATGCTTAATGGTGAAGCGCCTGATAATCCACATTGGTTTGGATTACTTTATGGATTAGATTTAGCAGATGATTGGCGCAATCCTGATACATGGAAAAAAGCCAATCCAATGCATGGAATATCTATTTATCAAAGCGCTATTGAAGAACGATGTGAGCAAGCAAAACTTAAGCCAGCTTCATTAAATGAATTTTTATGTAAAACTCTTAATGTTTATGTTAGCGCTAATACCGCATGGATTGATCGTAATTATTGGGATAAATCTATTGATCAATGTAAAGATGATCCTGAAGCAGTCTTTATTGGATTTGATTTGGCGGCCACTCGCGACTTAAATGCAGTATGTACTTTAAAAAGATTTAATGAAGAAGATTATTATGCAGATTTTAAATTCTTTTTGCCTGAAGAAGGATTAAATTTAGTTCCAACTCATTATCGACCTATATTTGATCAAGCAGTGCAATCAGGAATATTGCATATTACTGAAGGCAATGTTATGGATGATAGAGAAATATCTGAATATATAAAACAACAAGCAACGCTTTATAATGTTAAAGAAGTAGGGTATGATGCTTATAATGCGGCAAGTTTAATTGCTAGATTGCATGATTATGGCATTCCTGTTAAAAAAGTTGGTCAAGGCATGGCCGTTTTAAGTAATCCATCCAAACATACAGAAAAACTTATTATGCAAAATCAAATAAAACATGATGGCAATCCATTTTTAGGCTGGCAATTAGGCAATTGTGAAGTTTATGAAGATGTAAATGGAAATATTAAAATTCGTAAGAATGAAGCAGATAAATCAGCAAAGGTTGATGGTATAATAGCGCTTATTATTGCGATGCATTGTTCACTAGATCACCCATTAACTTCTACTTCATTTGGTTTTAGAAGTTTATAAAGGAAAAATATGGCTATAACGGATATTTTCAAAAGAAAATCAAACAAAAACGCATCAGAAAGTAATACATTATTTGGCCAAACTGCGTTAGGAAACAACATCTTACGCAATGTTCAAGGCCAAAAATATCAGTCAAATAATCAATTATTATATGTAACTACAAGTTCTGTGAATGCGGCTGGTCGCGTAGTCGATATGTCTATGCTATCACGCAATTCAACTGTTATGGCCTGCGTAAATGCTAAAGCTCGCGCATTAGCTCAACTACCTATTAAAATCATGGCTTATGATGAAAATGGTAAGCTAGTTGATGCGGTTACTGATCCTAATGTTTCAGCTAGAGATAAAGCTAAAGCAAAAGCAGTCTATTATTTATTAAACAATCCTAATAACTATCAATCTGCATACGAGTTTTGGTATCAATGGTCAATGTGGTATGACTTATCAGGCGAAACATTTACTGCTTTATGGCGTAAAGAGCAAACTAACTCTACGCTAACCCCAATGGAAATGTATCTTTTGGATTCAACCTTAATAACCGCTCAAATCACGCCTACTCGTTATCCTACTTATAGATTATCGACTAGCACTTATGGTTTTAACAAGGATGAGCCATTAGATTATTTCCAAGTTATTCATGCAAGTGAAATGGCTTGGCAAGGTTCGGCTGGTTTTAATAAAGGCATTTTAGCCACCGAACTTGTATCGCTTGATCAAGATATTGACCTCTATTCAAACTTTATTATGCTTAATGGTGCTAAACCAAGTGGCATGTTTGTTACAGACCAAGTTATTCCTGATGCTAAATTTAAAGAGATTGCCGCAAGATTAAAAGAAGCATGGACTTCTCTTACAGGTTCTAAATCAACCGATTTATCTAAACCAGGTCAAGGTATGTTGTTAGATAATGGCATGAAGTATATGCCATTAAATATGCTAACACTTCAAGATGCTGATGCTCGCGCATTAAAAGAACAAACGATGAAGCGTATTTGTGGATTGTTTGGTGTGCCAGCATCTATGCTAGGAATTGGCGAAAGTAAATATAACAATACCCAAACTATGCTAGATGAATTTTATAAATCAACAATGTATCCGATGATTGTTAATATTCAACAGAAATTTAAGGCATCCCTACTAAATGGCTATCCAAACCTTTGTATTGAATTCCAAACTCAAAACTTTTTAAAAGGCGCACCGCTTGATCAAATGAATTATGTCGTAGCAGGTGTGAATAATGGTATAATCTCACCTAATGAAGCGCGAGAATATCTTGGCAAGGGAAACTTTGAAGGCGCAGACGAATTAAAAGATACATCAAAACAAGCTAGGCCTATTAGTGGCACTTCACCGCAAGATACGGGTGGCGGTGGCAACACTTCTAGCGTTGGCAAAACAGGTCAGGCAGGAAAAGCCTAATGACATTAAAAGAGCTACTCGACAAATTAACTCAACAGGCTAAAAAGAGAAAACCTAAACCTGTTGAAACTAACGGAATGAAAAATAAGGGAGTTCCAATCAATGATTAATAAACTAAATTTTGAAAAGTATTTTTTTGAATCAAAAGTTGAATTAGGTGTAAAGACTGATGAAGCTTCCGATTATAGCGGTGTGATTGAAGCGACAGTAACAACTTTTGGCCCAAGAGAAGGTGCTGATGGCCGTAAGTTCAATTATAAAGCTGAAGGGTTTGCTAATTGGATGGATGAATTCATGAAATCAGAAAAACCTTTGCCAATGTATTTCCAACATAACGATATGAATATGCCAGTTGGTGAATGGTATGAATTTATGATGGATGATGAAGGTATGACTGCAAAAGGTAAGATGTTTGTAAATACAAGCATGGGTAAAGACTTATATACCATTATGAAAGAAAGCCCTAACCTTGTTGGAGGTGTTTCTGTAGGCGCTTATGCAGACGAATACTGCATGACAGATAAAGAAGGAAATGTTTTAACGGAAGATGACGATATGGATGAAGCTTATTTCCAAATTACTAAAGGCGGATTAAGAGAAGTA